TCCTGGTGGAGTAACCTTCAACGGTGAAAAGATCTATGATGACGCTGATGCTGAAGTTCAGAGAATTGAAGAAGAAATGATCAATTCTAATTCTCTTCCAGTTATGGATATGATGAACTAATGGCAACTTCCGTATATTTCAATAACTTCCAAAACAGTGGAGAGCAAGGTCTAATTGAAGATCTTGTTATTGAATCAATTCGCATATACGGTCATGATGTTTACTATATCCCAAGAGTTTTGACAGATCTAGATAAGATTCTAGGCGAGGCACCTCTGGCTGAATTTAATAATCAATACTTCCTTGAAATGTATATCAAGAACGTTGAGGGTTTTGCTGGAGAAGGTGATTTCCTTTCTAAGTTTAATCTACAGATTCGAGATCAAATTACATTTACAGTAGCCAGAAGAACATTTACTGGTGAAGTTAGCAAATATGAACCAGCAATCGTCAGACCACAGGAAGGCGATCTAATTTACTTTCCACTCAATAAAAAAATCTTCCAAGTTAAATTCGTAGAGCATGAACCAGTGTTCTATCAAATGGGCGCTCTACAAATGTACGACGTTCAGTGTGAACTATTTGAGTATTCCGGAGAACATATGAACACTGGAATTTATGAGATTGATATTCTTGAAAGAAATCACTCAATTGATATGGTAAGTTATGCACTAAAAACTGAAGATGGATTCATTATTACTGATACTGATGGATTCCCAATTATCCAAGGTCAGTTCGATATTGATACACAGGCTGGAGATTTCTTTGCTGACAATGATGAGATTCAAGTAGAATCCGACACCTTTGTTGATTTTTCCGAAACTGATCCGTTCTCGGAAGGAGCCTATTAATGTTTAATCAAACATGGTACTATGGCACTATTCGTAAATACATTATTTTGTTTGGTACTCTTTTTAATAATCTATATGTAAATAGAGAAGATGCTAATGGCGAGTTAATTCAAACTCTTAAGGTTCCTTTAACATACGCTCCAAAGGAAAAGATGTTGGCTCGTTTACAAGGCGACCCAAACTTAGATAGACCGATTGCGATGTCACTACCAGCTATGTCATTTGAGATAACTGGTATGTCATATGATTCAGATAGAAAATTGAACACTGTAAATAAGTTTGTTCAAGCAATTGATACAACTGCAACAACAAGTCAAAAGTTTCAGTATAATCCCGTTCCATATAATATCAATCTAAACCTCAATATTATGGTAAAGAATGCTGAAGATGGTAACAAAATACTAGAACAGATTCTTCCTTACTTTACACCAGAATGGTCAGTCACACTTAACCTTGTACCAGAACTGAGTATTAAACATGATATCCCAGTAGTTTTAAATACTATTGATCTTCAGGATGTATACGAAGGTGCTTTTATCGAACGTAAAACACTTATCTGGACTTTGTCATTTACACTGAAGGGTTATATCTTCGGACCAATCAAGAAACAAAGCATTATCAAAATCGCAAACACTGCAGTATATCCTGTTGCAAGAGAAGAAGATTTTACTGATGCGATTGACGCACTACCAACTACTGCTTCTGAAACAGTAAAAGTGAAACCTGGCGTTACTGCAAATAATAAACCTGTTGGTATTGATCAAAATGGATTGCTGACTGGACTTCCAGCATCAAACAGCATTGCGATAGGTCAAATCTCAGCAAACAGCAATTATGGATTTATTATTGATTTTGATAAGGGAACATAATGGAAGACGATAAATTACAACGAGCACTTTCACTTGTTCCTATGGATGATATTGAACCAATTGAAACTGAAACTCAACAAGATTTCCAAATTGCTAGATCAAACCTTCATGGTATTCTAATGAGCGGTCAAGAAGCACTCAATCGTATGGTTGATCTTGCTGATCAGTCACAACACCCAAGAGCTTATGAAGTTGTTGCTACACTGATTAATGCACTAACTCAAGCCAACAAAGACCTCCTTGATTTAAGTAAAAAGAAAAAAGACATCATTGGTAACGCTCCAGAAGAAAAGAAAAATGTAACCAATAATCTTTTCGTTGGATCAACTGCTGAACTTCAGAAAATGCTAAAGAGCATGCGGGACGAATAATGGCTGATACTTATCTTGGTAATCCAAATCTTAAAAAATCAAATGTTGCTATAGAATGGTCTCCTTTTGAACTTTCTGAATATGTAAAATGTTCGAAAAATTCAGTCTACTTCATTAAAACCTACTGTAAAATCGTTAACGTCGACAGAGGTCTTATCAACTTTGCGTTGTGGGACTTTCAAGAGGAAATGGTAACGACGTTTGAAGCGAATCGTTACACTATTTGTAAGATGCCACGTCAGGTTGGTAAAACAACTACTGTTGCTGCCTACATGCTTTGGAAAATTCTCTTTACTGAGAACTTCAATATAGCAATTCTAGCCAACAAGATGATGCAAGCACGAGAAATTCTATCTCGTATTCAGTTGATGTTCGAATATCTACCTAAATTTATGCAAATGGGAGTAAAAGAGTGGAACAAGGGTAATATTGAGCTTGAAAACGGCTCAAAGATCCTTGCAGCCGCCACTTCATCATCTGCAGTTCGTGGTGGATCGTTCAACCTTATCTATCTAGACGAGTTTGCCTTCGTTCCTACAAATATTCAGGAAGAATTTTTCGCATCAGTGTATCCAACGATCTCATCTGGTAAATCTTCAAAGGTTGTTATTACTTCAACACCAAATGGGTTAAATCTTTTCTATAAATTATGGGTTGATTCAGAGGAAAATAGGAATACCTATGCACGAGTCGACGTTCATTGGTCAAATGTACCTGGTAGAGACCACAACTGGATGGTCGAACAGGTAAAGAATACTTCAGAGGAACAATTCAGAGTTGAATTTGAATGTGAGTTCCTTGGATCGTCAATGACTCTAATTCATCCAACCAAACTCAGGTCACTGGTATTCAAAACACCAATTACTAAGCAAGAGAACATCAACATCTATCATCAACCATCACAAGATGAATTATATACTATTGTAGTCGATACGTCAAGGGGTTCCGGTGGTGATTACTCAGCTTTTATTGTGTTTAAGGCTAAACCTCCCTATGAAATCTGTGCTGTTTATAGAAATAACTTAATTTCTCCTCTGCTTTATCCAAACATCATATATTCCGCAGCAAAATTTTACAACAGTGCAATGGTTCTTGTTGAAACTAATGATATTGGTCAACAGGTTGCGGATATCCTTCACCATGATCTAGAATATGAATACATCATGTTTACAACAAACAATGGTCGCGACGGTCAAACACTAAGTGGTGGGTTTAATGGTTCTTTACATTTTGGAGTTCGCACAACAAAACAAGTAAAACGAATCGGTTGTGCTAATTTGAAAACTTTAATTGAGAAAGATCAACTATTCATTAATGATTATGAAACGATTCAAGAGTTGTCAAGGTTTTCGCAAAAAGGAACATCCTACGAAGCTGAAGAAGGTCATGATGATTTAGTAATGTGTTGCGTTTTATTTGCTTGGTTGACAGCTCAACCATACTTTAAAGAGGTGACGGACGTAGATATTAGAAAAATATTGTATGATGCAAACCAAAAAATGCTTGATGATGAGGCACTACCCTTCGGAATTTATGATGATGGCATTGAAGAAGAAGCTAAACCATGGACTGTCGATTTCTAGTTAAAACTCGATTTTTATAAATATAATAAAATCGAGTAACCTCTTTATCAGGGAGATAATAAAATGGGATTTCAATTAAGTCCAGGAGTAAATGTAACTGAGATTGATCTCACTACGGTTGTTCCAGCGGTATCAACATCTACTGGCGCGATTGCTGGTGTTTTCCGTTGGGGTCCAGTTGACCTAGCAACTTTAGTAGACTCTGAAATCAATCTTATAAATCGTTTCACAAAGCCAACCAATCATAATCCAGAAACATGGTTTACTGCAGGCAATTTTCTTGGCTATGGTAACAGTCTTTATGTTGTTCGTGTTGCAAATACAGTTGCAAACACTTCTTCAACAACATTGACTGATAGCCCAAACAGTGTGTTTAACTCAGTTGCTACAACCGATTCTACACTAATCGGAAATACAGTTGAACTTAGCTCATATGTTGTAAAAAACAGAGACGATTATCTAACAAAGTCTTTCCCAGCAGTTGGGTCTGGTGGCGTGCACTATGTTGCTCGTTGCCCTGGAGACATTGGCGATTCACTAAAGATTTCTGTTTGCGACTCAGCAAATCAGTATACAGCTGCTATCACAGTTTCAAACGCTCTCTTTACTGTTGGTTCAAACGCTGCCACACTAGTGTTTAGTTCTTCTGGTGCAGCTACAACTGGTAATGGTCAGTTTACTGTTGGCGATTATATTGAAGCTGGTAATACAACTATCGGCAAGCAACTACTCAAAATTACTGGTATCACACAAGCTACAGCTAACCTAAATCTAACTCTTGAAGAAAACTTCTCTTTGAGTAGAGATTTTAATGCTGTAACTTCAGTAACTAGATTTTGGGAATTTTTTACAGTTATTGACGCTGCTCCTGGTCAATCAGAATATATGGCTTCTTTCGGAAACACATCAGCAAATGACGAACTTCATGCTGTTGTTGTTGATCAAGATGGTAAGTTTTCTGGTGTTCCAGGCACAATCCTTGAAGTGTTCGCAAACCTTTCAAGAGCAACTGATGCCAAGACTAGAGATGGTGCTACAAACTTCTATCAGACAGTAATTAACGATGGTTCGAATTACGTTTGGTGGGCAAATGATAGAGCCAATGCTAGTACAAATACAGGACTCAATCTAGCTAGCTCAACAAACTCAAAGCCACTATCACTTTCCTTCGATCTAGGTCAAGATGGTGATGATGAATCAACTGTACCAATTTCAACAATCGCTCTAGGTTATGATCTGTTTAAAGATGCTACAGCTATCGACGTTTCGCTAGTTCTTCAAGGAAAAGCGAGAGGCGCTGGTGGTGCAACTCAACTAGCTGGTTATCTAATCGACAACCTAGCAGAAGATCGTAAGGATTGCGTTGTATTCATCTCTCCTGATAGAGCCGACGTTGTAAACAACACCGGCAATCAAATAGCTGACGTTGTTGCTTTCAGAAATACTCTGAATCGCTCTTCTTCATATGCTGTGATGGATTCTGGTTATAAGTATCAATATGACAAGTATA